GTTGATATTCATAGCCGATTGTGCTACAATAGTAGAATGCTATTCATAAGGAATCTATGTCATTAATCCCAACGCCTGCACCAAAGAAAAAAAACTATTTAAATAACCGGGATATTCTAAAAGAAATCCACGAAAGCAAAACGACATATTGTCATTTTACAAAACCCGAATATCACCGATATGACCTAATCGTTGATCTACCACTCACTTCTATTGAAAATAGTTTTGAATATGCTTTCAGTGAAGATGCTATCACGCTGGCTAAAGAAACTAGGGCGTCTAGGTTAAGTGTGGATTCTGGTGTTAAAGTAGATCCATCAGAAATTCCCGTCACTGACTTGGTATTTCGTGTGATGACTTGGGATCACGTTCCGGTAGCTGTTAAACAACCCAGAAAAACAGTTAAAAAGAAAACAGCAAAAGATATATTTGAGTTCAATGAGATAGATCCTAGTGAGGTTTTTGCCGATTTAGAGGATCCTGTCACTAAAGCTGAAGTAGATGATATGGTTCACGTTAAGGTAAATTTCCCTCCGTTCCAACACTACAAAATTGATGAGAATAACTCTTTCTACTGCGTTGGTAAATCACATTGGCAAGGTTCATTAAACGAGGGTGCCTTCTCTAAAGATCACGGCAAAATTACTAATACACTAGCCCGTATGTATATTATGATGTGTGAAAAATACGCTATGAAATATAATTGGCGTGGTTATACATATAATGATGAAATGCGTAACTCAGCAATCCTTCAGTTAACTTATGTGGGTCTTAGATTTAATGAGGCCAAATCAGCTAACCCATTTGCTTACTACACCGCAGCCATCACTAATAGTTTTTGTAGGGTTTTGAATACTGAAAAACGAAATCAGAATATTCGGGATGATATCTTGGAAATCGCAGGTTTAAATCCCAGTTGGTCTAGACAATCAGCCGGCAGTCAAAGCGGGCAATATGAAGAGTAATTAACTTAATTTTATGCCACATTACGGATTGGTAATACCAATCCGTAATCCCAATAGTGTTGTATTCTAGCTAGCTTGGTAGTATAATATCGTATGTCAAATTTATTTAAAAAAGCCGCAATATTTACTGATGTGCATTTTGGTGCCAAAAGTAATAGCCTAGTTCATAATCAGGATTGCGCCCAATTTGTAGATTGGTTCATAGCAAAAGCCAAAAAAGAGGGTTGCGAAACTTGCTTCTTTTTAGGTGATTGGAATCACCATAGAGCAAGTATTAATATTCATACTCTTCAATTTGGGTTACAAGCGTTAGAAAAATTGAACAATGCGTTTGACCAAGTATTTTTTATTCCAGGAAACCACGATCTCTACTATCGTGATCGTAGGGATATTCATTCCATTGAATGGGCCAAGCATTTACCAAATGTCACTATCGTTAATGACTTTTTTAAACAAGGAGATGTTAGTATCGTTCCTTGGTTGGTGCAAGATGATTACAAAAAGCTAAAGAAGCTGTCAGGTAAATATTTATTCGGTCATTTGGAACTGCCTCATTTCCATATGAACGCGATGATAGCTATGCCTGATCACGGGGAGATAAATGAATCCCATCTTTCTGGCTTTGACCAAGCTTTCTCAGGTCATTTTCATAAACGACAGGCTCGTAAAAACATTTGGTATATTGGGAACGCATTCCCTCATAATTATGCTGACGCAGGCGATGATGCTAGAGGTATGATGATATTGGATTGGGGTCAAGATCCAGTATTTCATAGTTGGCCAAGACAACCTTTGTTTAGAGTGTATAAACTTAGCGAAGTTCTTGAAAACCCTGAAGGATTGCTGTTGATAGATAGTCACGTTAGGGTACACCTTGACATTGATATATCGTATGAAGAGGCAAACTTTCTTAGAGAAACATTGATACCGGAACATAAATTGAGAGAAATGACATTGATTCCTATTAAAGGTGAACAAACTGAGCAAACAACTGGCGGAACACTACAATTTGAATCGGTAGATCAAATTGTGCTGGAAAGCATTAACGCCATTGAAAGTGAAGCTTTTGACAAAAGGCTTTTGTTGGACATCTATAATAACTTATGAGTTTCTTCACATATTGATAAATATATCTATAGGAGAAGTAACACAATGGTGATTAGAGCTAAAAATAGAACAACAGATAATATAATACAGGATTATTTAAGTGCCAAAGCTAGAACTGATTTTTTAGGTGTGGATTTTACACCGTCGGTTAATCAGATAGTAGAACTAACTCAAATAATAGAAAAATTTGGTGAACACGCTCTTAGTAGGAGCAGAAATCATAAGGGGTTGAGTAAAAAAACTCTAGAAAGAGTAATTCCTAGATTTTTAAAATTTAACCTTAATGGGTTCGTTGACAGATTAATAAAAATAGATAATCTACCATCAAAGAACAGTCTAGAATATTATGTATTAGCATATGGTAAAGATGAGGCAAATAAATTTTGGACTACTAAATCAAAAAAATGTTCTAGGTCCGAAACGACCGTTGGAAAAGAAAAATGGAATAAATGGATAGCAGAACGTTCACGATCCTTGTTAGATAGATGGGAAGAAAAATATGGTAAAGATGAGGCAGAAAAAAGATTTGCTATTTACTGTGCTAAGTTATCTAAAGGAAAATCTATAGAAGGTTTCATAGAACGATATGGTGAGGATTTAGGAAAACAAAAATATCAAGAAAGGTATAATAATGTAAATTCTGCGGAATATAAAACATATGCTAGAAAAGTTCACCGCTTAAGCGGGAAAACATACACCGAAAACATTGACATTATAAATCCCAAGCGTTATACTAGAACATTGTGCGGGGTAGAAGATGGCTGGCAGCTAGACCATATCATTCCTATAAAAGAATGTTTTTTAAAAGGTATATCACCCGAAAAAGCATCCGAATTAGATAATTTGCGAATGTTACCGTGGAAAGAAAATTTAATGAGAAACTATGTCAATAATACTTAAAAATATAACACTGAGGAATTTTTTATCTATAGGAGCTGTTTGTCAAGCAGTTAATTTTGACAGAACTGATCTAACGCTGATACTGGGAGAGAATCTAGACCTAGGCGGTGACGGAGCTAGAAATGGTACGGGTAAGACTTCTCTGATCCAAGGTCTTAGCTATGCGTTGTTTGGCGTACCCATCAATAGTATCAGGAAGGACAACCTCGTCAATCGTACCAATAGTAAAGGTATGATGGTTACGCTAGACTTCAGCGTTAATGGTACCGAATACAAGATTGAGCGTGGCCGGAAGCCTAACATCCTTAAATTTTATGTGAACAATGTTCAACAAAAGGCACAGGATGATGCTCAAGGAGAAAACAAAGAAACGCAAGTTGCCATTGAGCGGGTAATCAATATGTCAGCAGATATGTTTCGGCATATTGTTGCATTGAATACTTATTCAGAGCCTTTCCTCGCGTTGAAGTCAAATGAGCAGCGAGATATCATTGAACAGTTGCTTGGTATCACGCTGCTATCGGAGAAAGCCGATGTCATCAAAGAAATGATTAGAAATTCTAAAGATGATATTCAGTCTGAAGAATTTAAAGTTAAAGCCATTGAAGAAGCCAATAAACGGGTCAAAGAACAAATTGAAAGTTTGAAGCGTAGACAGAGGCTTTGGCAAACAAAGCACGACAGCGACCTCTCTATCCTAGTCTCACAATACGATGAACTAAGTAAAATTGATATCAATGTTGAATTGCAGTCGCATAAAGACTTGCTTGTCTATGAGCAAAATAAAAAGAAACAGGAACTGCGAGGATCGCTCCTAGCCAGGCAATTGGTTTGGAAGCAAAAACAAACGGCCGACATTGCTGAATTGGATCTAGAGTGGACTAACAAAAATAAAATAGATATTAACGCAGAGCTAGCGGCTCATCAGGCATTGGCTCTCTATATAAGCACAAAGGCTTCACTGGAAATAGTAACGCGGGCTATTGAAACGCTTGAAGTCAATCTCAAGAAAGAAAAGAAGACAGTAGATAAACTAGCGAAAGAGGTAAAAACGCTTGAGAATCATACCTGTTATGCCTGTGGTCAAGATTTCCACGATGACAAGCACATTGAAGTGCTAGCTGAGAAAAAATCACTACTCACTGTGGCAGTGTCTGAACAGACTTCAATGGAAACAGAGCTAGTAGTGAAGAGGAAAGAAAGTTCCAAGTTAGGTAAGTTGGGCAAGATGCCTGTCACTCATTATCAGAGCGAAGCAGAAGCTATTCGGCATAGCAGCGACACGGATAACATCAAACAGAAAATTACTGCTAAACAAGGGGAAAGTGATCCTTATTCAGAGCAGTTAGTTGAGTATCCCGAAATTGAGTTGGGGGCGATGCCAGTTACTATCTATGAAACTGAGATAGAAGCGGTAGAACATAGAAGCACTGTATCCAATCTACTACAACAAATTACAAATAAAAGTGCCGATACCGACCCGTATAGTGAACAAGTAGTTGAGATGGAGAGTCAAACGCTACAAGAAATCAATTTTGCCACTATCAATCGGTTGACAAAGACGATGGAACATCAAAAGTTTTTACTTGATTTGCTTTCAAGTAAGGATAGTTTTGTTCGGAAACGAATTATTGATCAAAATCTAAGTTATTTGAATACCAGATTGACGCATTATCTTGACAAAATTGGGTTGCCGCATCAAGTGGTATTTCAAAATGACCTGACTGTGGAGATTACTGAGTTGGGCAGGGACCTGGATTTTGATAATTTGTCAAGGGGAGAACGCAATAGATTGATTCTGGGATTGAGTTTTGCATTTCGGGATGTATGGGAAAATCTATACCATCCCATCAACACCCTGTTTATTGATGAGCTTATCGATTCAGGATTAGACACCATGGGAGTTGAAAATGCTATTGCTATTCTTAAAGATATGAGTCGGCGTAGGCAGAAATCAATATGGTTAGTCAGTCACCGGGAAGAGTTGGCTGGGCGTGTACCTAGTGTTTTGAAGGTGATTAAAGAGGGCGGATTCACCTCGTATTCTTCAGCTTCGGACATGGAATAAATTATAAATGCTCGAAAGCATAGCATAAGTATTAATATGACATCACCGCAGAAAGCAAAGGGATCTGGATTTGAAAGGGAAGTTGCGAAATTTCTCTCAACCTTGTATGGCGAAAGCTTTATTAGGGCTCCAGGCTCAGGTGCTTATATCGGTGGTAAAAACCAGCATCGCACTACATTCTTACACGAAAATCAAGTTCGTTCTTTTAAGGGCGACATTGTACCAGGTGAGAGCTTTTCCAAGATGAACATGGAGTGCAAGTTTTATGCTGATTTTCCTTTTCATTTACTTCTATCAGGCGAATGTAAGATAATAAACGCCTGGATTGATCAATTGATGGAAGTTGCCGATATAGGTGACATAAATCTATTGTTTATGAAGTTCAACAGAAAAGGTCGTTATGTGGCTGTGCAATGCGGCCCCACTTGGATAACCGACAACTTTATTTATTATTCATCCAATAAGTTTGGAGATTGGTTAATCATAGAATTTGATGATTTTTTTAAACACAACAAAGACTTACTTAAAACTTATTCATCAACCCCCACCGACACCAAGTCAATTTTAACAATCAACACCACCGTTTAAAAAAATAACATTTTGTTTGATCGGGGCTCCCCGGTCCTCCTTGAGTTTGTACAGATTGTGCTGTGCTGACGGATCTGGAGTAAGCGCATCTGATTAATATCAGATATGGCTATACCGAGAAGGCAATCGACAAAGCGAACCTTCAACAAGTCTATGATAACTTCATTTTTAAATCATAGAATGTGCGTTGCGTAGGCGTCAATTGAAATAAATTGATAGACCTTACTACAGCTCCATAAACTTTACAGAGCAACCGGTAGCGTTTAGTGTCCCAAATAGGCAATTAGACGGGAGAAAAATGACAATGGATGACGGGCACGATTACAACCCTTAACCACTGGTGGTGCTAATTTAGCACTACCATGGCTTCAAGTGCAAGATAGTTAAAACAACTACATAGAGAGATTACTAGCTAGTAGTTTACTAAACAATACCGAACGTAGTATGAGCGAAGCGAATACTAGTGAAGGTATTAGATGGCTGGAGGCCATCTATGATAGTGAATGCAAAATTAGATAAATGAATAATTCCGGATATCAAAAGAATGGCAATTGTGATTTCTTCGTCATATCAAGATTGTATTCTATTAGGGCTGCTAGTTCTTGTCTTTCCGCAGATGACATATTTAGGATATCCTCATAGGATGCACCACCCCTCATATACCAAGCCATACTTAATGCATTCTTCTTCATTGCAATACAGAATGCATCGTAATCATCAATCAGCTTCTTAACGGCTTCGGGCTTAAGCCGAAGAAGCGTTAACCGAAAAAATCAGTAGTATTCAGCGTGAATTGTTGTTCATAATCGTGTGAGCAATGGATGCACTTGATTTTTAATGGTTTAATTTCTGTCTGAGCTTTAAGTTCAGCATTATAGTCCCGAATTTTCATATACATATCTTTATCACAGTTTTTTAAGAAATCTATAATGAATTCCTTATCATCCACTTTAACAGTAGGAGTGGTAATATGTTCAATAGTCTGTGATAACAGTTGCATTGTTAGCTCAGTGATGGTTTTTAGTGCTAATTTACCACGCTCTGCCCTAGCAACTTCATCGGTGATGGTGTCAAGCGATGCAAACATTCGTTGAACTTCAAACTGTCCAAGCCCTGCTTGATTCATTTCTTTATACGTCAATGGTCTAAATTTAAGCGTAAGTTCATTGAGTTGTAGCGAACTGTCGTAATTGCCTGCTTTTAATTCAGATAAAATCCCGATTAAATTTACGCCGTACGATGCTACCTCGTTACAACTAGGGCATTGGGATTCGATTTCCATTTCATTGCCGCCCGCTGCCGATTTAATCGCAAGTAAGATTGCGTCTAAATCAATGCTATTGATAGACCAGGGGTCTAGCACATCGGGTACGCAACTTTTAATAATCTCAACCATTGCGACCCCGTTGAACAGGGCGTCGGGTGTTTTAGTTGTTATCTCATCGATTGCCGTCATGGGATAAACCGGTAGCTCACCGTTTTCAGTGGGTTTTATCACACCCGGTGGATATAATGCGCCGCCACTTGGAAGTTTTAGATAAATCGCAGGTCTGCGAAAATACTGTTTTAGCGGATTATTAACTAACGACATTTTTTTCCTTTGATAAAGATTGAGGCTTTGCCCAATAATAAATACTATGTAGTCTATTTATTGATTGCAACCCTCCTCTAAAAAAACGGACAATATTATGAATGACGAAGAACTAAAGCAATTTACAGAAAATATGCGGCAATTAAATGACGTAATGCCGAATCTTATTGCGGGTATGAGTTTACAGTCTAAATTACTACGAGACCAAGCAGCAGCAAGTGGGGCTAGCACTAGTGCATACAATAATGCTAGCAAGAGGATGAAAGATGGGGAGTCGACCGTCGATGAATATTTTAAATCATTGAGGGCAAAAACTGAATTTGAAAAAGCTGATGCAGAAGCCACTAAAAAACACGCTGAAGCAATGTCTAATTGGACAAATGCCGGTTCTAAAAGTATCGCAGCACTACGAGGATTTAATTCAGCGTTACTAGATACAAGCGCAGGCTTTGCAAAGTATCAAGCTGGGATAGAGGGTGCAGGCGGTGCAATTTCTAGTGTGTTGTCAAACTTAGGGCCTGTAGGTAAGGCAGCTGCGTTGGTAACAGGTGCATTGACTGGGTTAACAGGAGCGATATTAAAACAAACAGATAGTATTGTAAAAGCCTACGATGAAATGGCTGAAATTGGAGGTAACGCAAAGCTCACTTCTGATGATATCTTTACTTTAGGAAAAGAAGCGGGGTTTAGCTCGCACAACTTAGGTACTTTTACAAAGTATGCTAAAGATGCGGGTCAGGATTTGGTAGCTTTAGGTGGATCAGTAGGCGCCGGGGCCAAAGCATTTTCTCAATTTACTGCATTAGGTGACGATCAGTTACGGCAATATCGTAAATTAGGATATAGTCAAGATGCATTAATAGAAGTACAAAGTACATATTTAAAACAACAATCAGCCGCAGGCATCACCTTAACAAAATCTCCAAAAGAATTGCAAGCCGCCTCATTGCAATATTTAGACTCATTGAATTCACTAAGTGCTTTGACTGGAATATCGGTTAAAAAACAGCAAGAGGCACAAGACATTGCTAATGCAAATGAGAACTTTAATGCGTACAAATTTGCACAGGATCAAAAACGATTAGCATTAGAAAAAGAATCGGCTGAACAACTCGCAGCCGGCAACGGTGGCCGTGCAGCCGAACTTAAGGCACAAGCGGCACAAATTGAACAGGTTATTAAAGCAAAAGATGCGTTTGCTAGAACTGCGGTTAACACCATGGGAGCAGCTAATGCCGCCGCAGCCCTTGAATCTATCTCAACTGAGAATACTACGGTATTAACTGAGACTAATGCTAAATTAGCAATGTCCGGCATTGATATGACCAAGATGAATGCTGAGATGAATAAGGGTAATTCTCAGATAGGTGAATTATTGGGTAGTCAAGCAAAGGCTGCAAAGGATTTTGCTACCACTTACGGAGAAGCAGGGTATGCGTATGGTAAATCATCAAAAGATTTACAAGAAACAATGGGTATGGATAATAAGATCCGCCAAACTAGTGCAACTTACAATAAACTTGAAACAGAGCAAGAGAGAAAGAATTTTGAAGCAGACTTACTTTTAACTAAGGAAGAACTCGAGGCTAAGAAAAAGGGTAATAAAGACCCTACTATAGACAATACTGCGACAAAGGAATCGATAGAAAGAACATATCGAAAATATGCCGATGAATTGGTAGGGTTGATAAATCCCTTTACCAAAACAACAGGTGCAGCAATATTAACTATAGCCGGTCTAGGAGTCGCAGCCGTTGCAGCAACACTTGCGCTGTCAAAACTAAGCGGAGGATTATTAGGAAAACTCGGAGGTTTGGCCGGAATTGGTAAGGCCCCCGCTGGCCCTACGGTAGCAACCCCGGCAGCAGCAGACTTACTAGATAAAAACGGTAAACCATTAACTGGCGCTGCAAAAACTGCTAGAGAAGCAAAATTAGCAAAAGAAGCAGCAACCGCCGCAGAAAAGGCTATTCCGGTAGCTACCCCAACAGTACCCACACCAGCAGCCGGCGCTGCAGCGGGCGAATCTAAGTTAGCAAAGGCTGCATCCTCTTTAGGTAAACTAGCAGGACCATTAAGTAAGTTTGCAAAAGCTATCCCTGGAGTAGGCGCACTAGCTGGAGTGGTAACAGGTGGATTAACTGCATATGAAGGTGCCAAGCAGGTAGATGCTGATGTTGCATCAGGTAAGTTAACAAAAGATGAAGCTACCGTACAGAAATCAGAAGCTGTAGGTAAAGGTACTGGCCAAGCTGCAGGTGGTGCAGGTGGTGCTTGGGCTGGCGCAGCAGCCGGCGCCGCACTAGGGTCGGTTGTACCGGTAGTAGGTACACTAATAGGTGGAATTTTAGGAGCAGCAGTCGGCGGATACCTAGGCTCAAAAGGCGGCGAAATGATAGGTGAGAAAGTTGGCAAAGTAGCCGGCGAGAAAATGATCGCAAAACCTATTGTTCCAACTGCAACTGCAACCCCAGTCGTTCCAACTGCAACCCCAGTACAGAATACCGCCGCGTTAGATCCGGTGATGGATGTTATTGCCAAGCAAACTGATTCCACAGAAAAACAAGTAGTTATCACAACTTCATTTAATAAAAAATTAGAAGAGGCAACTATCTCTCTAGGAAACTTAACGGTTTCATTTAATAAGTTCAACACTTCCCTGAAAGACAATCTAGATACTACCAAAGATACCGCTACTACAGAAAAGGCTAATGCTGATAGTATCAAGGGTGCGTTTATTGATATTGACAAATTACGAACTCAAATAACAACTAACAAAAATGTTAGCAGTGCGATGCCCGGCACTCAAATAACAACTGAAAAAAATGCTAGCAGCGTGATCGCCGGTGGTCAGACATCGATGTCCAAAGAACAACAGAAATGGTTAGGTGGAGCAGATGTCACCGATCCATTCATTAGAGAACGAATGAACAAAGCGATACCTCCTAAACCAACTGGTGAAGGTGGTGATATGTCGAAATATTTGCAATCTATCGCTATGATTGAATCCGGTGGGAATACTAACGCCAAATCAAAAACTAGCTCTGCGGCAGGGTTATTTCAGTTCACCGATGCTACGTGGAAAGATATGACTAAAAAGATGGGTAAGGATTACTCATTAGAAGATAAGACAGACCCGGCAAAAGCAACAGAGGTTGCAGAATTCTTTACCAAGTTACAAAAGACTCAGTTAGAAAAAGGTACTGGAAAAGAGGCAAACTCTACTGATATGTACATGGCTCACTTTTTAGGCGCCGGCGGGGCAACATCATTCCTAAATGCGCTGGGCAAAGACCCGTCTAAGTCGGCAGCAGAACACGTAGGTAAAAAAGCAGCAGACGCTAATATTGGCATATTCTATGATCAAAGTGGTAAACCTAGATCGTTAGATGAAGTATATAAGTTGATGGAATCTAAAATTGGTAAGGCAGAACAGTCAGTTACTGCAGGTGCATTTGGCGGTAAACCACTACCGGACGCTGTAGCAAAAATAGGCACATCGGCTACAAATAAACCCTCAACTATGGTTGCATCTGCTCCAGCAACACCCACAGCCGCAATCTCATCTGCTGCTCCTAGCAGCGGCGGAGGCACTAAGGTAGCCTCATTAACACCTAAAGCAACTGATACTGTTACTACAAGAGGTGTATCATCTTCATCGAAGGGTGATAAAGACGCAGGTAGTGATATGAAAGATTTACTGGCGTTTACATCTAACACCGGTAGCATGGAAAACTTCAAGGATTTAAATGGAAACTTACAACAACAAATACTGGCCGCTGCTGCTGACTACAATGAAACTACGGGCAAAAAATTAATAATTAATAGCGCAAAAAGAGCCAGCGAAGATCAACAACGCTTGTATGATGAGACAGTAAAAGCGGGTAGACCAGGAAAGGGTCCTACTGGAATGGCAGTTGGTAAACCAGGCCATAGCGCACACGAACGAGGAGATGCTGTAGATATTCAACAGGGTAAGGGTGACTCGAAAGCTATTGCCGCGCTTAACGCAAAAGGATTACAGCAGACAGTAGCAAATGATCCGGTACATTTTCAATTACCACAAGCTAAGAACGGTGGAATATTTAACGGGTTAGAAAGTGGATTCCCGGTTGAACTACACGGCGGCGGCGGTGGTGAGTTGATAAAACGATTAGACCCTAATTCTATACTAGAAAAGTTAGCCACAACTCCAGCACCAATAGAACCACCTGCTGCTCCTACTGCGGTAGCGGCCGGCCCAGTATCAAACATTGATACCATAATGGGAGATATGGTTAGAATGAATGCTAGTATGATGGAAATGATGACTGATAAGTTAAATGTGATGATAGACAAATTGGGAACTAGCAATGACCTTCAGGATCAGTTATTAAAGAATTCACTAGTTTAACACTAAATATCTTAGCAAAGTAACTAATATGACCTATAAAAAGAAATTTTTAAACAAGAGTGGTGTTTCTAGTCCTATATCAGGGATGAATAGTAACTCCGGAGCCTGGAACGGAAGTCCCGGTCAAAATGGCAGTTCAACTGGAGGCTGGAACAACACTGAGTTTGGTTATAAGAATTACATGAGTAGATTACCGGAAGTTTATACCGGCCATCCAAATCGAGTAGAGCGTTATAACCAATATGAAATGATGGATGTGGATGCGGAAATAAATGCGTGTTTAGATATTATTTCTGAATTCAGTACAATGAAAAATGAGCACAATAAAACTCCTTTTCAGTTTGAATTTAAAGACGAACCAACTCCCCACGAAGTTGAACTGCTTAAAACTCAGTTACAACAATGGTGTAAACTCAACGAATTTGATACAAGAGTATTTAAAATATTTAGAAATGTTATTAAGTACGGGGATCAAGTATTTGTACGAGACCCGGAAAACTTTAAACTATATTGGATTGATATGGTTAAGGTTATCAAAGTTATTGTCAATGAAAGTGAAGGTAAAAAACCTGAACAATACGTATTAAAAGATTTGAATATCAACTTACAAAACTTAACAGTTGCTCAAAAAACAAATTCTGATTTTGCTGCAAACCCGGCCACTGGCCTAGGCGGTACAGGTGGCGGTGGTAGTGGTGCAGGTGGTGGATACACGGTGCCCAGTATGCCGTATAATACATCTGGGTCTAGGTTTACGCTAGGTCAAAGTGAAGCTGCAGTGGATGCCAAGCACATGGTACATTTAAGCTTGACTGAAGGATTGGATAGATTTTGGCCGTTTGGACAATCTATCTTGGAAAATATCTTTAAAGTTTACAAGCAAAAAGAATTGTTAGAAGATGCAGTGTTGATTTATCGTGTTCAACGCGCACCTGAACGTAGAATGTTTAAGATTGACGTTGGTAATATGCCAAGTCATATGGCTATGGCATTCGTAGAGCGCATAAAAAATGAAATACATCAACGCAGAATCCCATCAATCTACGGTGGGCAAAG